ATGAAGATTATAAATTTGTATAATAAATACGTAGATGAGGAAGATAAACACTTTATGTCCATCCGTATTAACAACGATATTATGTGTTTTCCTCTGAAAATAAGCTTGGTCCAGAATAGGGATTGTTTACGATTTGTATTTAATAGACTAAGTAACCAGATGTATTTAAACAATGTAGTTACGTAGCAGAGAAACACAAAAATAGAGAATGAGAAATTTGTTATAATGCCGAATGCATGGATGCATGAGACCATCATGAAAATAATTTTTACTACTATTTGTTACTAAAAGTTAAGGTCAAAATGTATGCGCAATATTCAACAAGTTTTAGAGTGTTGGGGCGGTTGGGTTGATGATGCCACAGGTGTTAATTGGCCGCCGATCGCTGCTGGATTTAAAGGTCTGATTGCGTCAACTCGTTCATTACGTCCTTCCTGCTGTGATAACGATGGCTTGATCATCGATGCTTGTATCGCAAAGTTGCAGACGGTAGGTAAATCCGAAGAAATTGAAGTGTTATTTATGTACTACGCGTTAGGACTTTCCAAACGGTCCATCTCACGCTTAATTAAAGTGCCTGATATTGAAGTACGTTCCCGGTTGCAAAAGGGAGAAAGTTTTGTTCAGGGATGTTTGGCCATGCTTGATATTAAGTTAGAAATGGATGATGAAGTACAAAAACACAAAAAGCTTGTGCGTACGCAAAAAACTATGGTAGTGTACTAATCAGTTAAAGTTGCGAATAAGCCCTGATAGAAATATCAGGGCTTTTTTCATTTGGATATTGCAGGTAATGGGGAAAATAGGATTTAAGCTATTAAATTCGGTTTAAAAAATTCCTGTTATGCAATCAACTCTGTTTAGTATGAGTGAACCTTAAGTATCTTCTTATTGTACTCTGATAAATAAGTGAAAATTTAAATCATAATTGTCAAGGCCGCACTGTGTTGCGGCTTTTTCGTATTTGCCGTCGCGAATTGCTTACGCATATTTTTTTACTTTTTTGCGGTCGGTATCCCTATTGAATCAATCATCACTTGGTGTTGGGAACCAAGCCCTCAATGCAGGGCTTGGTTTACCCAGGCACAGGGTGAGTTATTGCTGTTTGATGGAGGTATTTTTGATGAGCAACGGTAGTGATAAAGCGGGTTGGTTAACACCTGTCACGTCAGGGCCTGAGTACGATGATGAGTTGGACACATACTGAGTCGTTGGCTGGGAGGTGTTTCTGGTTTGTCTGACGATAAAGTGCGTTCTCGATGGACATCAGCACAACTGCCTCAGTTACCGGCAGATGATGACTGGTGTGATTTTGTTATCACGGATTTTATTTCGGATGCCTCGCCTGCTTTTGAAAACCAGACTGATGAAGGAACCAAGTTATGGCGTCATGAAGAAATTGTGTGCTTGATTTCCTTTTATGGCCCGAACAGCCAGCGGTACGGCGCTCATTTTCGTGATGGGCTGGCAGTCAGTCAGAACAATGACGAGTTGGAGCGTTCCGGTCTTTCAGTAGACAAGCTCAGTCGGCTGACTTCTTTACCGGAACTTATCAATAACCAGAGGGTGCGTCGTTATGACATGACGATCACCTTGCGGCGAAAAGTGGTGCGTGAATACGGTGTTAAATCACTGGTGGAAGCGCCTGTCAAATTCTTTGGAGATTAAATTATGCAGGGTTTACCTGTTTCAAACATTATCAATGTCACGTTGAATATGGCTCCTCATGCGGCTCAGTCTCGGAACTTTGGTGCGTTACTGATTATCGGCGCCAGCAACGTGATCAATCCTCATGAGCGTTTACGCCGGTACTCGGATATCGAGGGTGTCGGTGCTGATTTTGGACTGACTTCACCAGAGTATCAGGCCGCAGCGCTTTATTATTCCCAGTCGCCACGCCCGGTTGATTTATATATTGGTCGATGGGCTAAGGATAATGTGGTCTCCTCTTTACAAGGGGCCGTGCTGACTAAACCGCAGCAAATTATTAGCAAATTTACTGCCGTCACCGAGGGTTCTTTTAAGTTGACGATTAACGGTAAAGAAGCGGTGTACAGTGGCATTGATTTGAGTAAAGAGAGCAATCTTAACGGCGTGGCTCAACGGATAGCGGATAAGTTAAAAGATTGTTTAGTTACATATGATAGTACCTCTTCACGTTTCGCTATTATGCCGAATTCTGTAGGCGCGGTTGGCTATGTTTCACCGGCGACAACGGGAACTTATATTGGTGATTTATTAAAGCTGGACGAAATATCGGGTGCTGCCGCTATCGAATCTACCAAAGCAGAAACTATTGCTGAGGCAGTAGCGGCGCTGGGTTCGGTATCCAGCGGCTGGTACGGGTTAGTCATTGCCGATGATACGTTGACGGATGGGGACATTCTCTCTGTTGCTGACTACATTGAATCCGCATCTGTTTCCCGTATCTATGGACATACAGTGCAAAAAGCAGATGTCTTGGATGCTAATGTTAAAACTGATATCGGCTCAAAATTAAAAGAGAGAAACTATCAACGCACACTTTGGCAATATTCAACTGGTAAATCCTACACTGTAGCTTCGCTGTTGGGCCGCATGTTTACCGTCAATTTCAACGGTAATAACACCACGATAACTTTGAAATTTAAACAGGAACCCGCAGTAACCGCAGAAAACCTCACTGCAACGCAAGCCAATGTTTTGAAAGAGATAAACGGCAACGTTTTTGTTAAATACAACAACGATACGGCCATCATTCAGGAAGGCGTCATGGCGAATGGGGATTTCATCGATGAGCGCCACGGCTTGGATTGGTTGCAGAACTACGTTCAAAACAATCTTTATAACCTGCTTTACACCAGCACCAGCAAGATCCCACAGACTGATGAAGGTGTCACCCGGCTAATTACCAATGTTGAGCAGTCACTGGCTCAAGCGGCGACAAACGGATTAATCGCTCATGGCGTATGGGGAGGTGATCCGATTGGCGCATTGGACACTGGCGCAACATTAACCAAAGGTTACTACGTTTACGCACCGCCAATTGCAACGCAGGCACAGGCTGATCGGGAAGCACGAAAAGCACCGGTTATTCAGTGCGCTATCAAATTAGCAGGCGCTGTCCACTACGCTGATGTCATTATTAATGTAAACAGATAAGGGTTGAAAATGGCTACATATTCTTTTCTTGATGTTTCCGCTTCTATTACCGGAGTGGGCGGCTCTTTTGATCTTGGTAACGGCGCCGCGCTCTCGGATGAGGGAATTACAGTCACCATGTCGGAGAGTAAAAACACCATGACCACCGGTGCAGATGGGGAAGTCATGCATTCATTGCATGCAACCAAATCAGGAACCATCACAGTTAATTTACTTAAGACCAGTTCAGTAAACGCCAAATTGAACGCGATGCTCAGTGCGCAATCACTTTCGTCGGCGGCATGGGGTAATAATGTGATTGTTATTCGCAATAAGCAAAGTAACGACATTGCTGTTGCCCGCTCTGTTGCCTTTCAGAAACAACCGGATTTGCAGAATGCTAAAGCAGGTAATACCGTTGCCTGGGTATTTGATTGCGGAAAAATCGACATCATGTTAGGCACATTCTAACCCGCTTCCTTTACAAACAGTTAAATCACCTTCAAATCTGCCGCAGCATTTGTCTCTATTTTTAACATAGGACTTATGCTGTGGCAGTTTGAGCGAGCTTGAGGATAAGTGACTATGGAATTTGAAATTGATGGTAAAAAATATCGTGGTGGTAAATTAAACGCTTTTCAGCAACAGGATTTAGCAGTGGCTTTGGCACCGGCTATTCCGGCACTTGGGCCGCTGATGAAAAAGATCGTGACAGCTAAAAGTGATGAGGGAGTCACGGGCTTTGAAGAAGTGCTCCCTTATTTGGTGGAATCCATCAACGCGTTAGGAAAGTCCAACCGACATGAAATTAATGATATTTGCTTATCCATTGTTTCCCGTGAACAGAATGGAATATGGAGCAAGATTTATGAACCTGATGGTCAGGTATTGATGTTTGATGACATCAACGGCTTCGAATTGCTGAAAATTGTCGGTTTTATTATTCGAGACGCATTGGGAAATTTTTTTCCCGCCCCATTAGAGAGCGCAGTGTAATTCCAGGACAAGTCAGTTTAAATTTTGAAACCCTCCCGAAAGGGCGTGATTATTTGTTACGCCCGGTCATTGCGGGCATGTGCCGTTATGAATCGTTGAAAAACAGCATTCTTGATCTGGCTGATATTGCATTGATGAATGATGCCCTTGATGTTAAATCGGAAAATGAGGCCATGATAGAGAGGTGGCGAAATGAGCAATGACGTTGAAACAACTAAAGATTTCTTGGGATCGCTTAAGTTTGATGTTGATGAAGCCGGACAGCGTAAATTTATGGCTGTTATTACCGAAGTCACGGCTAATGTTCTCAAAATGGGGGAGGAAATTAAAAACGCAGCACTAGAGGTTATTAATTTCACCACTCAAGTTGCTAACGGATTGGATAAACTTTACTGGCAGTCACAGAAAACAGGCGCAACGGCTGAAAAAATTAAAGCCATTGGTTATGCGGTCAGTCAAGCAGGCGGAAGTGTTGAAGGGTTTAATCAATCTCTTGAGGGCGTTGCCAATTTCCTACATAAAAATCCAGGTGGTGAAGGATTATTGCGGAACATTGGTGTTCAAACCCGAGATGTAAATGGCAACCTTCGGGATACAGCATCTTTGGTGGCGCAGGTGGGAGAACAGTTATCGAAAATGCCGATGGATCGTGCTAATCGATACGCCCGTAAACTGGGTATTGATGAAAGTACCTTGATGGCTATGCGTCGTGGGATTGGTCAATATGTCGCTGAATATCAGGATATGACGAAAACCATAGGTTATAACCCGACTAAAGCAACGCAGCAATCTCACCAATTTATAGCGCGCATGAATGCTTTAGATAATTTGTTTGGGATAATAAAAGAAAAAATAGGTGCGGATTTGGCGGGGGGATTGGCTGGACGAGTCGAATCATTTCAACAAACTATCCTGCTTAATTTCCCTAGGGTAGAAAAGGTTATTACTCGTGTATTGAATGTCATATTGAATCTGGCTGATGACATAACATTAGTGGTCAGTCGCGTCGGTGAAGCTATTAGTGATTTAATTGGCTGGTGGGACAAACTGGATGGCGGTACAAAAACGCTTATTAAAGCACTAGGTGGCTTACTATTTGCGTGGAAAATCTTAAATACAGCCTTTATGACTTCGCCGATAGGGATGATTACTGCACTGTCAGCGGCGTTGCTCTTGCTTTATGAAGACTATAAGGTTTGGAAAGAGGGCGGTAAGCATTTTATTGATTGGGATAAATGGAAACCCTCTATTAATGAATTTCTTAAAGCCATTGAAAAAATCTCTGGTTGGATAAACCAAGGGGCTAAGGCCGTAGGCGGTTGGAGAAATGTATTAAAGGGATTTGCGACCTTCATTGCAGTTGCATGGGCTGCGAAGATGATCAAAGGAATATCCAGTGTGACAAGTGCGATTCTTAATTTGGCTAAAGTGTCAAAATTTGTTTCCAGAGGTGGAATATTAGGTAAAGCGGGAGTTGCAGGGGCAGTTGCTGTTGCATCAGAACCATATATCGATAAAGCACTTAATCGGACTTTTGGTGGATATGACTACTTTCAGCGAATTAGGACCGCGAAAACTTGGCATGATTTTTGTGCTGCTCTGATTGGGGAAGGTAATGCTTATTGGGATGAAAAAGGGAATTGGGTAGATAAACGTGAAGAAAGTACCCTTCCGAAAGGACATTCTCAATTTGCAGCAGATACTCCTGGTAATGCTCCTATAGTCATGCAAAAGTCAGATAAAGCGGTAACAGATGGACAAAATAATCAGCCAGTTAATAAAGATAATCCTAAAGTCAGCATGATGAAATTGGCTAATTCTGATGTGATACAAAGATTGATTGATAACATGATGGTGGGGGCAAGTAGTAATAATCCTTATTTATCAGAGCATACCAAAACAGCGATTATCGGAGTGCCATCGTCAGCGAATAAACCAACAAAACTGGTTGGACATTTAAATCATGTCGCTCACTCTTTGCAGAATATTTCCATTGATCACCGAATGATCAACGGTGCGGTAACAAATATCAACAATATGATGAATCATCAGGAATTTACTCCCGCTTTATTACATTGTGCGCTAATATCTGCCAGCAATAATATGAAGGGAATAGGAGAAGTCAATTACTATATTGAAGTCAATGGTGTTGAGTCCCCTAGAGAAGCAGCGAGACTAACCGGAGAAACGGTAGAACGCACTTATAGTATACTGCTTAGAAATATGCAAACACAGGTGAAATAACAATGGATATATTATCAGTCATGTTTTCTCAGCAAAAGAGAAAAATAGGTGTTATTGTACCGAGTGTCGTTATTTCAGAAACCCATACCGATGTATCGAATATCACTGATCATCCGGTTCAGCAGGGGGTGACATTCAGTGATCATGCTTATGACAGCCCATCGGAAGTGAGAATGGATTTAGGTTTTGCGGGCGGTGGTTCTCTGCTTGATATTATCGATACAACAAAGGTATTTGATATTTCTACCGGACTGAGCCTTGGAAGCAGTCCGCGTGATATATATCAACAGCTACTTGACTTGAGAGCATCACATAAACCGTTTGATGTCGTAACGGGAAAGCGATTATATAAAAACATGTTGATTAAAGATATCAGTGTCACAACGGATAAAACCAGTGAAAATGTTTTATCGGTGGTTTTAAACCTGCGTGAAATTGTTATTGTTGAAACATCACCGAATAAGGCCGCGCCGGCGGAAAATATGAAAAATCCTGAAGATACAGCACCTGTCATTAATATGGGAGCTAAAGTCACGGTGAAGCCATCAATGCCAAAAATTATTCTTGATTTTATTATAGAGAGAGGTAAGAAATGGCTAGGGTTGTAGAAATTCCTTTATCACCCCAAAATCAGCAATTCGATATTCAACTAAATGGCATTAACTATAAAATGAGATTAATGTGGCGTGATATCGCGGGTTGGATTTTGGATATTATGACGCCGGACAGTGAATTTATTGTCACAGGTTTGCCGTTGGTTTTTGGCGCTGACTTACTGGAACAATATCGGCATCTTGGTTTTAACGGCTCATTAATTTTTTATGGTGATATAAATCAGGAGAAACCTTTCAGGAATAATCTTGGTAAAGAAGACAGGTTATACTTTGTAATAAGTTAACTTGATGAGAGTAACACATAATTTCAAACTGGTTATGACAAAAATTGTGCCCAATAACGAGAATGGCTATATATTTTGGCGGTAATAAAATATATATTGAATGTCTTGAATGTTTTATTTTAGGAGTGATATGAATTGTAGATAATAAAACAGGTGTGATTTACGATATTATTTTACTTGTTAGGAAATGAGATTGATTTTGTAGGTTCTAGTAAATATTAAGGTTACAGGAATGTTAATATTGTAGATAAGACGGAATCTTACAAGAAATATTATCTCTTATCACCTGATGGGAAAGAATCTATACCTTTAAGTGAACGTTGGGATAATGTATAAATTTTCCTGAGAAAGGATAGATAATCATTGTATGTAACTATTAGATTATTATCTAAAGGATCTTGATATGCTTTCTCTGGAAGAGATTGGTCAATTAGTGAGGAACAATCTGCAATTAATCCTTGATTCTCAAGGGGTGCCATTAGTTGTAAGTTCTATCACTGATCAGGACTTTAAAATTCTCGCTGGTGGTTTTGGTGCATTGGAATGGGAGTTTGGTTTAACAGAATATGGAAATGATCCTGATAGGTTTGAATTTTGTGTGAAATTAGTGAATACAGCAATAGAAGTAGTGCCTTCTGGGGCGGCTCTTTGCTTGTATGGTGTCAATGATAAAATTTTCAGAATTCACATGATTGAAAGTTTTTCTAGAAATGATAAAAACCATCCTTTAACAGGGCGCATGGTTCTCCTTACCTTAATGTCTGCATATTTGTTTAGTGTGGCGGTAGAAGCTGAAGGTGTTTATATTATGGAACCTGTTTCAGAGTTGTGTGATTACTATGCGAGCTTTGGTTTTACAATGCATGAATGCGGATATATTATGGTTTCAGATGTTAATGGGCTACAGGCAACCTTTGATAAATTTGCAATGACGATATAAGATTTTGTTATAAAAATAATAGATGAGCCTGTTAGTGTGATATGACGATTATCCTTAAATTATCCTTAATAAAGAGTGCTAGAGCGACTCCCTGAGAGGTACATATGAAAGAGCAAAGCGTATCCAAGAAAGAAGTCAGGTTCGATACACGAGGTGTATTTACAAGAATGGGGGCGGCTGTTGATATTTTGAAGAAAGCAGCTCCAGAGGCTTTTGAATGCAAGGTTGCATGTTGTGAACAGCAGGGAAAGTTGCGCGGTAGTAAAAAAGCGGTAGCATAATTTTTTATAATATGTCTCTTTGGGGAGATAAGATTTTTGGCAGCAGGAAGTCAAGTACAGTAAAGAGGTGATGACAATCCTTATTAACGGGCATTAGTAATAGTGCCCTTTGTCGTTTATAAGCCAGAAATTTTTAGTTTCACATGATTTATTACATACGCCGCTTAATTGCGGTTTTTCTATTTCTATATAATTAGGTGAATTATGTCAAAACAATGGATAAGAGAATGCCACCTTATCGTTGTAGACAAAGATGGCGAAAAAGTAAATTTATCAGACCTGAAAATCACATTTAATATTAGCAGAACGGAATCTTCCAATCCTGCTACCGGTATTTTTACTATATATAACCTCAATAACGAAACTAGTAATAAATTACGTAAAAATGAATTTAAAAAGATTAAATTTGTGGCGGGTTACAAGGAGAACTCAGGACAAATATTCTCAGGCCAAATTCAATACACGTATGTAAAAAGAGACAACGCAACGGATACTTGTGTTGTGATTCATGCAGCGGACGGGGATGAAGCACACAATTACGCGACCGTGAATACCACTATTGCGGCCGGGTATTCGCAAGCAGATTTAGATCATTTGCTAATGCGTGATATTGCCAAATATGGCATTACAGCAGGTCTACGCCCTGAATTCAATCAATCAGCATCACCTAGGGGAAAAGTACTTTTTGGCATGCACCGCAATGAAGTTTCTAATCTGGCAAAGCAATGTGACGCTAATTGGCGCTATGAAGATAACCAATTACATATTGTACCCAAAAATAAATACTTAACTGAAGCCATTGTCCTTACATCAAAAACAGGTCTTATTGGTATGCCTGAACAAACTATTGGCTCAGGTATTAACGTTAAATGCTTAATTAATCCGAATATCCGTCCCGGTACATTAATTCGACTGGACAACCGCTCAATCAAACCGGTTGATCCGGCGACTAAACAGGCTGCTCAATCTGGCGATCATAAGGATGCAAAAACACAACCGGCAATGTTGGACGCTGATGGTGATTACATTGTTTTCAATGTGGAGTACTCCGGCGATACCCGTGAAACAGAGTGGTACATGACAATAATGTGTATCGCCAAGAGCGATCATACTTTGCTGAATCAATCAACTCACAATAAGGATAAGGCAGAGAGCGAATGATAAATACTGACGAACGACTCAATAGACCCGAAGCGGTCTTTTTTGCTATGCAAGAAGTGATTAGCGCCGGATTATATGTCTCCTTGCCTTGCATTATTCAATCATTTAATGCTGATGCGGTAACTGTTACAGCACAACCGGCCATCAGATGGAAAATCAGGAAAAAAGATGGGGAGCTGGAATCGGTATCCTTGCCGTTGTTAGTGGATGTGCCGGTGATATTTCCAAGGGGCGGCGGCGTGACATTAACCTTCCCGGTAAGAGCCGGTGATGAATGCCTGGTCGTATTTGCTGATCGTTGCATCGATTATTGGTGGCAATCTGGCGGTATACAAGAGCCGGTAGATCCTCGGCAGCATAACCTGTCTGATGGATTTGCGATTGTTGGCCCACAATCTCAGCAGCAAAAAATACCGAATATCAGCACTCACACCGCGCAACTGAGAAGTGATGATGGTGCGGCGTATATCGAACTCGATCCTAATAGCCATAACATCACGGTTATCACACCGACGAAGCTTACCGCTACAGCCAATGGCGGTACTGAAATCACTTCACCTGACATCATCCTAAACGGCAACGTCACCATTAACGGCAACTTGTCACAGGGTATGGGCGCTGGTGGTGGCACCGCAACCATGCAAGGTCCGGTCAGGGTGAGTAATGATGTGACAGCGGCAGGGATTAGCCTTAAAAACCATGTACATAGTGGCGTGCAATCAGGTGGCAGTAAGACGGGGAAACCTCAATGAGATACAGAAGAGAAATTGACAATGACTATGTATTTGGTCGTGGAGAGGCGGGTTTTCTTATCAACTCACCGGAAGCGGTTGCACAAGCAGTGAAAACTCGCCTGATGTTGCGTAGTGGAGAATGGTTTCTTGATGACAGAGAGGGAACCGATTACGACAACGTATTGGGTAAAGGAACATCGGGTTTTTATGATTTGGTTATTAGACAGCGAATATTGCAAACGCCAGGTGTGGAGAACATCACCCACTACCGTAGTGAAAGAAACCCTACAACAAGAAAAATCACCATTACAGTCACGATAGACACGATTTATGGACAGACAGGAGTAACTGCTGATGTATGAAAGTATTATCAACACCATGTTACCTGCTATTGATAAAAACGGGATCAATGCTCCTGATTATCAAACCATCTTGAATAGCTGGAAGACGATATTCAGGGATATTTATGGGGACGATATTTACATTGAATCTGACAGTAAAGACGGTGTTTTTTTATCGCTGATAGCATACGTTATTCACGGTTGTAATAACGCAACTGTTGCTTCCTATAACTCATTTAGTCCGACAACTGCGGTGGGCGAAGGGCTTTCTCGTAATGTCAAAATCAACGGCATTACCAGAAAAAGCTCCAGTAACTCAACGGTGGATGTTTTGGTCACTGGCCGAACGGGCACAGTTATCCGCAACGCTTTCGTCCGGGATGATGCGGGAAACACCTGGTCATTACCGGATGAAGTGATTATAGATACACACGGGCAGGCTATTGTGACGGCGGTTTGTCAAAAATCGGGCGCTATTGGCGCATTGCCCCACACGGTTAACCAAATTGCTACACCAACATTGGGCTGGCAAACCGTGACGAACCCGGTTGCGGCTACACTTGGTCGGGGAATTGAAACCGATATAGAACTGCGAATACGGCAAGCGGTTTCCGTTGCGCTGCCTTCGAGAACCATTATGGATGGACTGATGGGGGCAATTGCCAACCTGCATGGGGTTTCACGTTACCGGGGATATGACAACGACTCGGATGAAACAGATGAAAATGGCATACCTGCTTATAGCATTGCACTTGTCATTGATGGTGGAGACTCGAAAGAGATTGCCCGGACCATTCTGATAAAGAAAACGCCGGGTATACCGACATTTGGCACCACCGCTGAAACTATTACCGATGACTATGGCAATAAAAAAACGATTAACTTCTATCGTCCTACACTGGTGCCAATTTACGTTGAAATACACATTAAACCTTTTATCGGATATACATCAGATATCGGCAATAATATTCGTAATGAAATATCTAACTATATAAAATCCCTTTATATAGGTGATGGAATATATGTTACGCGCTTATTTGTACCGGCAAACTTATGCAATAAAAACGGTGGACAGACATATGAAGTATTATCTGTGGCAGTGGGTAAATCAGCATCGACAACTGGAACGGCGAACATTGACATAGCATTTAATCAAGCGCCGACGTGTTCACCTGAAAATATTAAAATAGTAACGGTGATCGAATGAACAGATATATAAAGTTAATTCCTGCATATCACATGGAAGGTAACAAATATGTCAGGATGCTTGAAGCTGTGACTGATATTTTCAACCAGAATGCGCTGACAACAGATTTACTGATTAGCAGTTTTGACCTTGATAAAGCAGTGGGCAAACAGCTTGATATTATTGGAGAATGGGTAGGAAGAAATCGAATGATCCAAACCCCAATTGAATCCTATTACTTCTCCTTTGATATTGCTGACTTGGGGTTTGATAGTGGCATATGGAAAGGGAGATTTGACAGTGATAAAAGTTATATCAAACTGGATGACGATAATTATCGAATCGTCATTAAAGCTAAAATAGGCGCAAATAACTGGGATGGAACGGCTGGATCGCTTAATAACATCCTGAGTTTTATTCATTCAAATAATGGATTATCTGTATCTTTCGAAGATAACTTAGATATGTCATTCACTGTGACTATTAAAGGTAAATCAATCAGTACGATTACTAAAGAAATCATCCATCAAGGTTATCTCTCGCTTAAACCTATGGGGATAACGGTTAATTACCATATAGTGGAGGGTTAGAAGTGGCTAAAAATGATTTTAAAGCGTTTGCCATTGGTGAAAACGCGAATACTTTGTCACAAGAAGAATATGAAAGCTCAGATTTTATTGAAGAGGGTTTTAAATCAGGAATAGCAAGGAGTGAGCGCTTAAATAAAGTTTGGCGACAATCATCGGTTATTGCCGCCGTAATTGGGAAATATATTGCGGAAAAAACCGGTGAAGACGTTATGGATGATGGTGACTTAGAAAAACTCGTAACGCAGTTAGATTTAGCATTAAAACATAAAATTACCACGGAAATTCCTGATGCTTCACTGACGCAGAAAGGTATATCGCAACTCAACAGCGCGACAAACTCTGACAGAGAAGATCAAGCGGCGACTCCAAAAGCGGTTCATGACGTTAGAAAAATCGCTGAAAGTAAATTAAGTGGTGTTTCTGATGCCTCATTGACTCAGAAGGGGATTGTACAGCTAAGTAGTGCGACAAATAGCGCAAGCGAAACCCTAGCTGCGACGCCAAAGGCAATTAAGGAGGCATACGATTTTGCAAATACGGCAAATGTGGCAGCTAAAAATGCTCATGATGAAGCGAACAAGGCTACAGATAATGCCAACAGCAGATTGGCAAAAAACCAAAATGGCGCAGATATCCCTAATAAAAGTGAGTTTATAAAAAACCTTGGTTTGATGGAAACGGTGAGTTTGGCGAGGAATGCTGTGTCAGCGGTCAGCGGAGGGACAATCAAAGCTGGACTAAATGTGCAAAGCGTACTAATTGTCGGAATAAATCAAAATAAA